TGAGACTTTTCTGACCAACGCATTACCAGCATCGGTGCAAGCTACCCACACGCCGTAAACTTTCCCCAGTACCTCACCTTTGCCGTTAGAACATTTCTGTCCGGGCTCCGGGTGTTGCTGTGTCTTAATCCTATACAGGAAACACAGCCAGGCTGGTTGAGCAATCTACGTGTGAGAACACTTGCACTTTTACCCTTATCAGGGTGATCGGGCTTTGCGCACACTCGCTGCTGCGAGTGGATCGACGTTACCGAATGAATAGTAAGAAAACTTGACTTCCTCTGCATGCCTCGGCAAGCAGGGAGAGAGTTCCTACAAGTCATTGGCTTTCTCTCCCGTATACGGTGGGAGAACAGCTCTGCATCACTGCAGCTGTGTTCGATACCGGCGGTGTGAGTTATACTCGCACACCGACTATCCAGCCGTGAATCAGAAATCACGCCCGGAACGAGCCAGTCCAGCAAAGTAGGTGCCAAGCGCGAAGCATTGGGCCTTAGTTTGCCGACTTATTGATGTTCACTGTACATCAAATAAACAGTTGCCTAGTTTGTCAGAGCGCTATTCCCCCACAAGGGAGGTTCACTTATCTGACATTTCAGCGACAAAGTCCAGTTCCAAGCCAAACGCGTGAGCGAAGGATGGAACACTCGAGAGCGATTCTCTCAGAGCCAACCCTCTGCCAACAAGGATGAGTTTCCGTGGTGCTTGCGCAGTGACACTTAACTACATGACGTGATTCCAAGACCCGGAAAATTCCAGCGAGATGGCATCATGCTCCTAGTGACAGAGTGGTTGGGTCGTCAAGTTTCTTCTCATGGTTGTAAAAACTCCCATGGGGTCGAGATTGAACTTACCTCTCGCGTTAGAGAGGCTTTAGGCAGGGTGAGAGTCCTGGGACCGATGAAGTCCAGGAAACGCGTCTCATCACCCAACGAAGAGAAGACGTGAAAGTTCACTTCTTCCTTCGTGAACAGCACAACGCGGAGCGCGCCGTTACCAAACAAGGGGCTCCCGTCAGGGACGGTTTTCTCACCAAAAAGGTCTCTCCGAAGAAAGGCCTTAGAGTAAGGTGAGCCCCAAGACATGGTGACGTCGAAACTCTGTTGTTGCGCCAGGTTGTATGCATCCATGAACCCATTGGTGAAAGCCGTGAAGACATCCACCGCCAGGTCCGTAGGAGTTACGTAATCCGCTGAGGGCGAAGAACGAAAATCCTGGATAGCATACGCCATCGCACGCTGATTGCGCGAACAATCAGTGTTGATGGAAAACCGCATTGGGCCAACATAATGTCGATACATTCCGGAGAAGTACGACAATATATCGCCCGCAGCAGTCAAACTCTGGGGGGGGCTCCCAGAGATGGAGCACGCCTGCACGTACCGAGACGTTGCTGTCGCCGGGATGGTCATCCCAAAACGAAAGAACGGTCTCTTGAGCAGGTTGCCGAGATTCATGTGGTCCTCCGGGTAGTCTACACCTACGGGAGCAATCACACGAGCGACATCCTCGACCGCAGCCTCCTCTCGAGTCATATCCTCCCCCTCAATCACCGCAGATTGGTGTTCCACGTCAGTGGCACCAATTGGGAAACTGTAGGGGTAGGACAGACCCGGAAAGCGAACATCAAAGTCATCGTCTGCAGAGACTTTGATATTGATGTCCACTTCCTGAGGGGCTACAGGATTTTGAGCTAGTCCGTTGAGCACGAACAAAGCCCAAGTCCCTGTCGAGTTGGAGTCGTTGTAGGGAGGAGTCGGGAAGTAGATGGGATTGACCAGCTTGTACGTAGAGATGGAGACATACGGGAGGGCAATGCGGAAGGTCTTGTTCTGGCGAAGATCAAGTTCCCAATGCATATTCTGCTTGGCCTGATCAAAAGTCGGATTGGAATAGAGGCCGGGATGGAACGAGAGGAGAAGGCGACCACGTTGGACCTCTGAAGCGATGGTTTCGATCGTGAGAACAATACCACCTTTCCAGAGGGTGAATGCGTTGGCGACGTATGCAAGGAGAGTGGGATCGAAGACATCGAGGAGCGCAGTAGAACGGGAGTTGTCATAGAACCAGGTGGGAGACATGGGACCAGAAGTGAGCAGATCACCAGAGACATTTGACGAGGTCCACGGAAGTGTTTTAAAAAGTGAAGGGAGCTTCACTAATTGTCGCAAATCCATTTCGTCGGCATCTGTCGCAAACACACCAGCAGGGGCAACATGCATTGTGTCTTGTTTCAGTCCAAGCCGTGTCGACGCAACTCCACCAAATGAATGAGTGAAGTCGCTGAAAGTCCGATCCGTGGGTCCATTCATGGAAGTGTTGGGATGATCCAACACTCCCAAGAGAGGGCCCAACGTTTCGGCCAGTGACACAGCCTGTCCTGCCATTTTACCAGCATCTTTCCCAAAAAGACTACCCACAAGAGAGGAGGCAGTCTTTCCGAGATCAACACCAGACTGATGCGTGACATCAGTGATGGGGACACCAAAGGGAGTGGGGTGATTGTACGTAAGGACGCGAATGAGGGGAGACGCAAGAGCTACGTAGGTGGTGACATCAAGGGCTTGTGAGGCGAGGGTGGCAGCACCAAGTTGATTCTGGACAACAAAAGCGAGAGTTCCAACAGTGTTCAGACTGTTCGCACCCGTGGTCTGGTCGAGCGTGTTGAGCCAATTCTGCGGATGCACAAAAGGAACAACCAACTCGACGTTACACGAGGTTGAAGCATCCAAATCCACATGGGCCATGACAGTCCAGGTTGTGAATTGAGCACTGATGAAACCTTCAGGGGACCAGTAGGCGACAAGTCGACCTTGATGAAAACTGGTGCCACTGATCTGGATGGTGAATCGAAATCCAGTCGCGAGAAATGCATTGTTGCCGAAAACCATCGAAGCGGGGTTGAGAACAAAATCGTGGGGAAATGAGTACTGCTTCACAACGGCACCAGGCAGATCAGTGACATTCCATTGGAAAGGAGTGAGAGGGATTGCATGAGTGGCGTAGGAGGCAAGAGACATTTCGGGTTCATTACATGAGGCGAGAAGAGCATGGGGGCCGGACGGAGAAAGTGAGGTTTGACCGAGAGCGCCGGTCTCCGAAACAACAGGCGCGGTGGACATGAAGTGGTTGAGATGAGATGAGGTAGCAGGACTATACAGTTTCTAGGTGATACATCGACGTCCTAGTCGACATCACCCGAGCGCCCGACACAGTTGACCTATATTTATCCCTGGGCCGTCACACTGTGTAGGTCGTAAAAACGACCTGCCCACGTGCGAAGATGAAATCCAAAGGATGCCGTCGAGAGCAGAAACTTCCTTGGATTGGCATTCAAGCCATTCACTCCGCACACCATCGTACGTGACTGGCACGCACGATTCACCATGCTCTGCAAACGCCGAAGCGATGGCAGAAGCATGTTCGTCGTAGACCTGCCTTCCGTGCTGGAAGCATTCTACGAGGGCGGCCTTTGCGTTTGCACGCAAAGCTTCCCAGGGCGGTGGACTCAAACCACCTGTCCGTATGAAGTTCACCATATTGCGTATGGTTACTATTTCAATCGGACACCGCACGAACGCTCCGTCAACAACGAAGCGCCGTTTCAGGAAGCTGAGCTTGTCAAGCGAGGTGTTAGCCCGCAACAACTCAGCATCCTTGTCCTCTGACGTCAGGGTGAGACCCAACTCAGCGAGTGTTCCTGACACATTCACGGCATTGAACCATGGTGTGTCTCTACTAACTGCCGAGATGTTGTCATCACCGTAGAAGTACGAGAGGACGTGGTCACTGTATCGGTGCATTCCGCGCACTCCCGGTTGATGGAGAGTGGCGAGACGCTGCCAGGCGATCAAGAACACCATCTGATTGATGATGCAATTGAACTCTGACGTTCCAACACAGCCCGAGGGCATGCCTCGATTCTTCCGGTAGACGCCATTACACACGACAAAGCGTGAGAAGGCCATCTCTTGGAAGATGCCACGGCGGATCTCTTGGTTGAGTGGTGAATCCGCATACCACTTGTTGACAACTTCGGCACAAGCCATGATCAACTCTGCACTGAGACTTCCGTCCCAATTCGTGTAGTCGCCTGCGAAGCCGACATCACTTTTTTGCATGAGTTGATTGAACATCCAAGTCCACATGGGCCCGTTGGGATTAATGCCGACAGTCGAGAAGATCTGACAATGCGCAACGTGCATCCAGGCTATGAAGTCTGCTAGGTACTTTCGAGAAAGATACACTAGTGACTTCGAACTAGCCATGAACACACGGGTTGCACCTTGTTCGATCTTTGCCAACTTCCTACACTCATCCTTGAGTGTTCCCGTGAAGTATGCGTCGGGACGCACACCACGCTTCAGATCTGCTTCCATTTGATCCACAACACGCAAAAAGGCAGGGGTGGAGTGATGAAGAGCCTGTCCAGAAGGGAGAAACTCGGTGGAAAAGATGTGATGGGATTTGCGAGCGTCGGGCCACTTACTAAATGGGTATCCAGCAGACGTGGTGACGTCGATGGGTTCATAACCAATGAAACGAGTCCACTGGCCATTCTCCATCGACCCACGTCCGTTGACCACCGCCATGTCATCCATGCTTTCCACGCCGAAGCGCTTGAACATTTTTGACTTGGGGTGATCCATCATCATGAGCACTGTGTCAACAGCCTCACGCAATTCACTTTGCTTCATGATCGGTGTTGGTCCTGAATACTTGGCTAGGCCACGTATCAGGATACTACCTTTCACTAAACATCGTTTATCACAATCGGTGAGGACAGAGGGTCCATGGGTGATGGGAAACACACCAGAAATGGGAGAAGGAGCGAGGGAGGTCTTTGTACTTTGGAACACAACATGGGGGAGCAAGGCGGCTTGTTCAAAGCCAGAAGATTCAAGGATGAGACGGGGAGCATGAGGGAGCACATCATCAGGAGCATACGTAGCACAAGATTTGACACCATACTTCAAATAGAGGGAGGTCCGGGCAGTTTGGAGCATTTCAGAAGACACAACACACGCAAAACCAGTCTTGGTGGCAGCAGACCCAGCGGTATGCATACCATAAATGCGAGACGAGCGGTTGTTAATAAGAACAGCACCACACCAGCCACGTTCGGTTTCACCCGAATATGACAAAATGCAGGTTTGGATTTTAGAAGATCCATCACCATGATTGAGAGCAGAAACGGGGCGAACGAGAGAGGTCGAAATGTTGGCAGGTTTGAGAGATTCACCAACACGATGCGTGGCCGTAGAGAGAGTTGAAGCACAAAAAGCGGAGCCGGTGGCAAACTTCGATTGAAGTTCTGAATCAGAAGCAAAACAAGAAATGCGTTGGGCGAGATTGAGAGATGGAACATGTACAAGGCAAAGGTCAGAGAGAGTTTGATCCCAGTTTATCAAACGCACAGCAGAACTGGCGTTCAACTCAATGGGGAACTCAGCTTGGGTGGATGAGATGAAGATGAAACGGGTGGGCTTGTCATTGAGATAGTGATAGTTCATGAGAATTGCACTTCCACCAACTCCAAGCGCTGTCCCGTAAGAGGCAGCACCAGAGGCAGTGTTAGTGACAAATGCGAGAAGAGAACGAGCACGAAGAGATGAAATGAGAGGATTGGGATTACCGTCCTTCTCGAAATGCACTGACGATGGACCGTCATCCGAATCGTAAGCTCCACCTTGCTGCATGGCACGGAAATGCTGATTAAGCTTTCCCGTGGTCATACGGCGAGGTTCTCCATCAGGGTACTCGTAGAAGCCACCCGTCTGATCATACGCATCGGACACCACTGGCTGTGGTGCCTTCGGCGGGAGTTCTCGTTCCGGTTCGTCTTTCGACTTACCAAAATAAGAAACTCCTAAAATGATCAGAGGAATTGCTGCAAGAGCAGAGCCAATGAAGAAAAGAGTTTCCGTACACGGAGTAAATGCTTTCATAGTACGCTTCACGGCCTCAAATGCGGTTGTCCAATGGTTCGCGACAGCACGAGCTGGGCGAAGAAATGCAAGTTCGACAAGTGGGGGAGTAGGTGCACACGTCAAATCAGAGAAATATGCAACGAGAGAGCGAATGAGGTCATACAAAAAATCAAGAAGAGAATGCATGGCAGTGACAGGGGCATCGGCGAGAAGGGAGAGGGTGGAGGGAAACACATTGGATTCAGGACGATCTCCTGACTCAACACTGGGGTTTTGGTACCACTGACATTGGTCACGCTTGTAGCGTCTACGAGCGTTTGCAAGTGCCTGAGGTCCAAGAACAGCTTCACGAAGAGAGGTACTACCACATGCATAATCAGGGGCAGTGATGGTGGAAACAGCGTTGATGATGTTAGAAGTGTTGGGATCCAATCCGTAAGGAAAATAAATGCCATCACGCTGAGCGTGATAAGTATCTCCAAACAGAGTGGGGGAGGGAGGTTGAGAACGCCAAGGAAGTGCGGTAGGGGAAAATGCAGGGTCGGGAGGCCTGATGGGAGAGGTGTCGGAGGAAGCGAACATTTGATGTTCTGCGTCATCCACCAAAAGCGGTGGTTCGACGTCTACAAAAACATCAGGGCCAGTACCAAGGAAGTCCTCATCTTTCATCTGCGCGTACATCTCATGGAGAGCACGAGCAGACGTTTCACGAGTCTTCTGTTGGGCAAAATGCGCGGTTGAGCGGACAAGGAGAGCACGAACAAGTTCGTCTCGAGAAAGCCACTCAGGAACAAATGCACGACGGAGGGAAGGGGCAAATGCGAATTGGGCAAAATCACGGTAACCGGGTTCAGTGACAGGATGATCAGGATGAATGCGACATTGGATGAGAGCATGACGACGGCGATGAAGGGCTTCAGGGGTGATCTGGCCAGCTGGACGAGGGTACGCGTTGTTGGTTGTGACACCAACAATGACAGACACAAAGTTCTGTCCCTTGTCCGCGAGATCAGCCATGGGAAGGATCATGGGGTTACAGGAGATCATGTCGAGGAAGTCGTTTTCCTTCGACGTATTGGCAGCCTCAGCCCAAAGATCATCAAGAACCGTGACTGGTTGCCCAGTATACGAATCGTAATGATCTCCGTGGCCTCGGTTGTAGACAAGCACGTCGGAAGAAGCGATCTCAACGCCAAGGGTAGCGAGATGAGCAGAAGCAAGAATTTGACCAAGAGATGACACAATGGCAGATTTGCCCACACCAGGAGCACCAACAAGACAGAAGCAGAACGGTTCAGTACGAACCTCAGAACGATTGTGAAGGCGAGCACGAATTTTAGCGATGGAAGCATGAAGGGTGCGAAACATGGTGCGAAGATTGGGATCAAGGCGTTCATTGTTACAATCAAGGAGAAATGCATCGGATTGAATGATGAGAGTGTGAGCACGACGACGATTGGGAACAGAGAATGTGGAGCCAGGGACAGAAGCAAGATCTTCAACGTCAAGACACCACCTGTCAAATTGCTCACGATCGGTCTCACGAACATAGTGGAAATACCAGTTCGGGAGAACCCATCGAAAGATCTTCAACAGTAGAGGCTTGAGATGAGAACATGCAGTGACAGATCCATTAAAGGCAGACAAGTGTTTGTGGAGTTCGGCGATGAGAGACGGACTTTGATGACCAACAAGACCAGCAACAGAAAACTGGAGAAGGACATTGGAGAAAAGAGCATGCAAAGTGGTGTCAAGGGCGACTACAGTAGCAAGATGAGAGACAGCAAGAGAAATGGCATCAGGCCAAGAGCACGAAGAGGCAGCAAGTTTGCAAAGAAATGGCATGGAAGACATGAGAAGAGAGGCAAATTGACCAATGAACGCAGACTTGGGGTTAACAAGAGCAAGCACAGCACCATAGATCTCGCGAGGAATGAATTTGGTCATCGCAGCAGCAACAGGAGGAGCAAGGGTTCGCAACACGCGGGGAACAGCAGCAAACATTTGATGCTCGACATCACACGGGGTTTCAAACATACGACGGAAGTCACGGAAGTGGTAATACTCACGTGCTTCAGGAGTGGGGGATTCAAGCATCACAGGAAGAGGAGCGTCAAGAGGAGCAAACATCAGAAATTCTTGGCGTTGGAGACGGAAATCACGCAAGCGACAAGCACCAGGGAGGGAATGCACCGAATCAAGAGGGGGAGCAATCGCATGAATGGGAGAACGGGTTGGTTCAAGAGCATACACACTTGGGGTCGAACGAGAGCATACAAAGTAGGGCACATAAGAGGACACAAAAGGAAAAAGAAGAGACATGTCAAAACGATTCTGGGCAAGATGAGGACCAGAATAGTAAAGAGGTGAAAGAACGCGAGGCATACCAAGATGGAGAGCACAATCAGGTTGATGAAAAAAAGAAATGAAATCAGGATCCGCAAAGGAATAATCACGAGGAATGAAAGAAGAAAGCCAAGGATAAACAGCAAGAAGCGAATTGGGCAGATCATGGGTGGCAATGCGATGAGCAACAGAAGCATCACGATGAAAGAAAACACATTCACACGATTCACACTGAAACAAACAGGAAGGACAGATGCGCTTGGAAATGAAGCCACGTTCAAGACGATGAACGCAATTGAAACAAGCATGAAGGGGCTTATTACAAGATTCACAAACAAAATGCAAACATCCACGGATACAAGCACACAAATCACACAAACATTCAGGACAAAGAGAATCAGTCTGAGTGCCTTGAAAGACAGACAAAGCAGAAGAAGCAGTGGCAGGAACACAAGCAGAGGGAAGGGGATCAGTCTGGATTGCAATAGAAGAGACAACAGGTGATTGATGGGTGACATCAGAGGGAAAACGAACAGAAATGGAAACAGAAACACGCTCTTGGGCACGCACCATGGAACGAGAGAAATGATCGAGGGGGGGATACAAAACAGAGGCATTCACACGAGAGGTGGGAAGACGACAAGAGGTACGATCAGAATATGGAACATGCACACGAAAGACAGAAGCACGAGTAGCAGGAATCGAGAGTGGTGACACATACTTGCGAGTGATTGGCACACGCTTGCACGGTTGGAGCAGAGAATCCGAAAACAAATCTGGAGTGATTTTCACGCAAATCGGAGCGGGGGAGGGAGACAAAGACGAGAGCTTGGTGGACTGGAACAGGCTTCCAGTACCTTTGACACCGACATTGGTGGCCAAGATTGAAATTGAATCCGAGAGGGTGGGGAAGTCCTCCTCAGAGAAGAGAGGGACAAGTGGACAAGTTTCCACAGAGGTAGTGGGCTGGAACAGGCTTCCAGCTCCATTAACGGCGTAATGGCCGGCTACATGAGGAACACTTTCCACAAACACACGGAGAGAAGAGACCTCGTTAAGCGAGGTTGAGAAATCGCCAAAGTATTGCATCGCAGGTGAGGCGTGCACCTGCGCGGAATCCGAACGTATAAAGGCATTGTCCATGATCGGAAGCGGTGGAGAATGACTGAGCAAAAGAACACTTGTAAGATTGAAAATCGTC